CGATAATCTCCACCAGTTCCTTTTGCGTCAGACCGCATGCTGTTCTTGTTGCTTTGATTTTCATGCGCCTTTCAGCCTTTCAAAATGTGTTACTACGGCGGGCTTCCAAAACTTTGTCCGTTTCCCTACCGTTACAGGGCCTAGATACTCGATACTTTCCCTGTCCTTCTTTGCCTGCATCCGAAGCGCCTGTTCATCGCATTTAAGAAAATCTGCCATCTGTTCCACCGTGATCCAATCATCTGGTATAGCCTTGATTTCCTCTAATGTCATTTGCCATCCGCTCCCGCTTCCAAGACCTGGGTACAGGCCACAATCTGTTCTTTCACTGAATGCAGTACCTGTTCCCAATCCTCTAGTTCATCCGCGCCGATCTTCCCATCAGCCAAGATTTCTGCCAGCATATCGGCGTTATCGCTCATTTCCTTTGTTGCAGAAATCAAATGCAACGCCGATATGGGAAGCGGCACAAACTCCACATGCGGAAAGGTGTCTTGCCATGCCTCCATTTCCTGCTGTGCCCGGTACTTTAGCCCCGGATCTCCATACACATCGGACAGCATACAAATCGTGTCCCATGAGGGAAAAACGCTCCCGTTTTCATATCGCCGGATCGTGCTTACATCACAAAAGCTCTGCATTGCCGCTGTTTCCTGCGATAGGTGCGCCGTCTGCCTGCTTTCCCGCAAAATGCTTCCAAGGTCTGCCATCCTCTTTGCCTCCCTTCTTTGGTATTCTTCTTATGAGGTCATTCCTCATAAAACTTCGTCCAGTCCTCGTCCAGTACCGCCGCCAACCGTTTGGCAATCGGCACTTCCGGGTTTCTTACCCCCATCTCTGCATGGGAAATGGAACGAACGCTCACATTTGCCTTTGCCGAAAGCTGCACCTGGGTCAGCCCTAGTGCCTTTCTTTTTTCCCGCATCCAGTCCCGTTTCACTCTTGGTTTTGCACCCCCTTTGTGGTATATTGTTGATAGGTATATATGCACGCTGGGGTTTTTCCCTTTGTGCTTCTTACAGGTTGATTATAATACTGTAATCAGTATTTGTAAATACTTTTTTCAGTATTTTTTGGAGGAATTATGTCTTCTGTCGATAGAATCTTTCAGATTATGGAAGATAGAAAATTGACATCAGCATTTGTTAGTAAACAAACCGGCATATCAGCTGGTAACTTTACTGACTGGAAAAAAGGCCGATCTAAGCCTGGTGCCAAAACTATAAATAGGCTTGCAGAGTTTTTTGGTGTATCCTCTGATTATCTTCTGGGGCGCAGTGATGATCCTCTGCCGCCGGTTGATATGAAAGATGTGACCATCGTCAAGGAATCCTATGTTGGCCCGCTTGATCCGGCTGAAAAAGAATGGCTGGAATCTGTGCTTGCTGCTTACAGGGAAAAGATCAAGCAGGACGGTAAATAAAGAATAATACCGCTTAGGCGGTATCAATATGGCCTGGTCTGGGGGAAAGCTGGGTACAAATTCATGCAGGAGGATTTGTTATGAAGAAAAGGTTGTTCGCGCTTGTATTAGCGGTTATCTCCGTCTCTGCGCTTTCAGCTTGCGGGGGAACAATTGTTTATGATAGAGAATTGGGAAGCGGCTATTATACAGCCGGCATAGATTTCCCGGCAGGTACGTATGATATTGAAGTTATTTCTGGAAATGGAGTTGTTTATACTCTTTCTCCCGATTATGATGAGCTCCCTGATTCTTTTTCTGAAATGATGGGTGTTAAAGAAGATGGAATGTACGAATACCAAAAAAGCCATTCCAATCTTTCTTTGCCAAAAGATACTGTGCTTTCTGTATCCGGGGGCGTTACAATAAAAATCCATTCTGACAGTGCCTCTGGCGAAGCCTTAGCACGGAGGGAACAGTCCATTACAGAAAATGTTTGGCTTGAGAATGGAAGCTTTGTAGCCGGTACAGATTTTCCTGCAGGTGTGTACGATATTGTTGCTGTTTCAGGAAGTGGCAATGTTTCTTCCGATAATATGGCCGAAGGTGGTATATGTGATGTTATGGGAACAAAGGATGTTTCGGGTCTATACCAAAATGAGTATAGAAACATTTATCTCCCAGAAGGAATAACCCTTAAAGTTGGCGGCGATGTAGAAATCGTGTTAACGCCCAGTATATAATATATAAGGTACGAATAAATTATTGCAGGGGGATTTGCTATGGCGGAACAAGTAAAAAAGGCTTGGTACAAAAAATGGTGGGTGTGGGTCATTGCTATTCTTGTGCTTGCAGGAATAGGAAGCGCTATTTCTGGGGGGGGATCATCGTCAAAAGAATCAGCACAAAACGATGCTAACAAGGAAAGTTCGATTACTACGAATGCTCCAACTCCATCTCCTATTGTTTATGATATAGAATTGGGAAGTGGCAACTATACAGCCGGTATAGATTTCCCGGCAGGTACGTATGACATTGAGGCTATTTCTGGAAACGGGAATGTTTCTTCCGACAATATGTACGATGGCGGTCTTAATGCCATTATGGGTGTTAAAGAAGATGAAATGTACCAAAAAAGCTATTCCAATATTTCTTTGCCAAAAGATACTGTGCTTTCTGTATATGGGGGTGTTACAATAAAAATTCATTCTGATAGTGCCTCCGGCGAAGCCCTCACACCGAGGGAACAGCCCAATACAGAAGAAGTTGAGCTTGGAAACGGAAACTTTGTAGCGGGGACAGATTTTCCCGCAGGTGTATACGATATTGTTGCTGTTTCAGGAAGTGGCAATGTTTCTTCCGATAATATGTTCGAGGGCGGTCTAAATGCTATTATGGGAACAAAAAAAAGTGATCTATACGAAAAAGAGTATAAAAACATTGATCTCGCAGAAGGAGTAACCCTTAAAGTTGATGGTGTAAAAATCAAATTAGTGCCCAGTAAATAAGGCATGTAAAAGGCCCCTTTCCGGGGGCTTTTTCTTTTTACCATTTATTTTATTGCATATTGCTATAAAATTACATATAATATAAATAGAAAGGATGATGATTATGGTAAATATCAATATTCGCATGGAAGATTCCCTCAAACAGCAGTTTGAATCCTGCTGCAATGAGCTCGGATTGAATATGACGGCAGCTTTCAACGTGTTTGCCAGGGCCGTTGTGCGGGAGCGGGGCATTCCGTTTGATTTGAAGCTCGATACTCCAAACAAAGAGACTTTGGAAGCCATGGAAGAGGTTCGCCAAATGAAACAGGACACCTCCATTGGGAAAACCTATGCCAATGCAGATGAAATGATGGAGGATCTTCTAAGCTGATGTATCGGATACGCCCTACGACAAAATTTCAAAAAGATGTGAAACGATTGAAAAAGCGGGGCTATGATCTTTCCTCCCTCACAAAGGTGATCCAAATCCTTGCGGATGGAAAAAGCTTGCCGCCCCAAAACAGAGACCATGCCCTCAGCGGCAACTATGCCGGTTTTAGAGAATGCCATATTGCGCCGGACTGGCTGCTGATTTATGAAATATCAGAGGATACGCTGTTTTTGTATCTTACGCGTACAGGAAGCCATAGCGATCTATTTTGAATCAAGGCCCCTCTTTAGGGGCTTTTTCTTTTGATAAAAATTGTTCCAAAAAGCCCCCTTGCATTTCTTAAAATCTCTGCTATACTGGAATCACAAACAAGAACATATGTTCGTATTTCTGTAGAGGGAATCAAAATGAGAGAGAAAGTA